ACAATCCGCCCATTCGGTCACAGGTGGAAATGGATGTCGCTGCCCTATCCGATGACGAACTCCGATCCCGTATCGCGGAGCTTGAGGGAAGAGTACTACCGGAGGCTCCTGGCAAAGACGCGATCGGCGACTAACGCGAGCTATGCCGACTGGCTGCTGCAGACGTACCCACATGGCTGGTATCTGCCGCGGCACATTCCACGAGTGGCGCGCGACATAGACGACGTGCTGCAGGGCCGGTGCGACCGGTACGCCGTCAGGATGCCGCCGAGACACGGGAAAACGGAGAATGTGACGGTCCGGTTGGCGGTGCGGATGCTGGAGATGGACCCTGCCGCGAATGTGCTGATCTCGGGCTACAACGAGCGGTTCGCGCGGCGGCTGGGGCGCAAGGCCCGGAACCTCGCACAGGGCCGGATTGCGATTGCGCAGGACAGCACGGCGGCGGACGAGTGGCACACGACGGCGGGCGGCGTGATGATGACGCGCGGCATGGGCAGTCCGCCGACGGGTACGGGGTTCAGGCTGATCGTGATCGACGACCCGATCCGGAGCCGGGAGGACGCTGAGAGTGACGTCAAACGTGAGGCCGCGTGGGACCATTACACGGACGACCTGTTGACGCGGTTGGACCCGGGCGGCGCGATTGTGATCGTGATGACGCCGTGGCACGAGGACGGCCTGGATGCGCGGGCGATTGCGAGCGAGCCCGATAGGTGGCGGGTGCTGAGCCTGCCGGCTCTCGCGAAGGCGGACGATCCACTGGGACGTGCACCGGGCGAGGCGTTGTGGCCGGAGCGGTACGATCGTGACGCATTGCTACGTATCAAGAGCATTATGGATCAGAACGATGGCGAACGTAGCTTCGAGTCGCTCTACCAGCAGAACCCTCAACCGCGAGAGGGCTCCATTTTCAAGCCGGACAGAGTTCGAATCGTGGACGATCCGCCGGCGACTATTGTCTCTATCTGTCGAGCGTGGGACTTCGCGGCGACTGCAGGCGGAGGCGACTACACGGTGGGCGTGCTGATGTGCCGGGCGGCGGATGGGTCGTTTGGCGTGCTCGACGTCGTTCGCGGGCGATGGGCCCCGGATGAGCGAGACGCGCAGATGCGGCGGGCGGCGGAGATCGACGGGCGCGCGGCGTTGATCCGCATTCCGCAGGACCCCGGGCAGGCGGGCAAGGACCAGATTCTGCGGATGGCGCGAATGCTGGCAGGGTACAACATGCGGTCGGCTCCCGTGACTGGCGCGAAGGAGGTCAGGGCCTCCGGTTTTGCCTCTCAGGTCAACGCGGGCAACGTCTGGGCGATCCGCGGCGCGTGGAACCATGCGTACCTGTCGGAGTTGCGGTCGTTTCGGGAGGGGTGTTTGAGGGACGACCAGGTAGACGCGAGCGCGGACGCATTCGCGGAGTTGGCCGGGGCGCGCCGGATGCGCGTACTGGGGGATGACTGAATGCAGGCCCCGATCCTCTGGGCGATGGTGCAGTTCGCAGGTGGTCTCGTCGTGATCGGCGCGGCCTGCCTTCTGGTACTCATTGCCGCGGTCTGGTTGCGTGGGTGGATAGGCCGATGAGCGTGCGCGACACATTGCGAGCCGGTCTCAAGGCGTTCCGCTGGTCGGGCATAGGTGGACAGGACCAGGCGTCGTACAACGTCAGACGACGCCAAAACCTCATGTACTGGAGCCTGCCCGGCACGCAGCTCGACTACGTCCAGAAGGCGGGCGATCTCTGGAAAAACAGCATCGTGGGCATATGTCTCAACTGGTGGATGCTCTCGTTTCCCGAGGCGCGATGCATGCCGCAGAGGCTGAACCCCGACGGCGAGACAGCGGAATGGCTCCCGATGCACCCACTCGCTCAGCTCCTGCAGCGGCCTGCGCCGCGGTGGGGAGGGAGGCGCCTCTGGAAGGCAACCATTCTCTCCTATCTCTGCGACGGTAATGCTTACTGGCTCAAAATAAGGGCGAACAACGGTCGCCCGGTCGAGTTGCGATGGGTGCCCCATTTCCAAATGGAGCCGCGCTGGCCGTCCGACGGTTCCGCGGAGGTCACCCACTACGAGCAGTACGTCGACGGGTCGTGGATCAGGCACCCCGTCGAGGATGTCGTGCATTTCCGGTTCGGCGTCGATCCCGACTGCGTGCGCAAGGGGCTGAGCCCGCTCAAGCAGCAGCTTCGGCAGGTGTTCTCGGACAACGAGTACAGCACGGTGATCTCGGCATTGATCGAGAACTTCATGATGACGCCGTTCGTGATTGGGCCAAGGGACAGCTCGATTTCCGGCCTAGATGATGACGAGGCTGCGCGGTTCACGCGGGCCATCCGCGCGCGGACGACGGGCGACCGGCGCGGCGAACCGTTGTTCATGGCCGAGCCGTTCACGATCGAAAAACTGGGGTTCTCGCCGGACCAGATGAGCGTGCAGGTCCTCAACAACCAGTGGACGAGCCGGGTTTGCGCGGCATTGATGATCGATCCGATGGTAGTCGGCCTGCCGAGCGACACGAACACGCACTACGACAACCGGGAGCAGGCGGAATCCGGCGCGTGGTACAACGGCATTCTGCCCGTGATGGCGGAGCTCTCGGAGGAGCTCGACCTGCAGCTCCTGCCCGACTTCGAGCGCGACCCGAGCGTGCAGATGTGGTTCGACACGCGAAATGTCCGCGCTCTGCAGCCGGACGAGGACGCGCGGGTTAAACGCCTGGTCCTCGCCGCGGGTGGGCCGGTGATGACGCCGAACGAGGCGCGACTGCACCTGGACCTTGGCCCGGTGCCGGACGGTGACGAACTGCGCTCCAAGGGCCCGGACCTCTCGCAGTTTGGCATCGGCGTCCCAGACGCGGCAGATGCGGCGGGCCGGAGCAAGGCGGCTAAGGCGGTTGATGGGTCAGATGATCAGCCCCGCGGCGAGCCCGTGGACTGGGCCGAGCGGGTGATTCGCGAGATCGAGGCGCTCGATGCGGTCGGAGCGTAGGGCCGCGCGCGACTGGACGCCGGAGGAGTATCGCGCGTTGCTCGTGGCGGCCCGGCGCAGGCAACTGGTCCTAACGCGTGATAACCTGCGCCGGCTCATGGGGACGTACGACGCCGCGGCGCGCGAGATCGTTCGGCGGATAGAGGCATTGGGCGAGCAGTGGTTCACCGACGAACAGATGATCGACAACGCTCGCCTGCAGGAGCTATTGGCCGGGATCGACCAACGGTTGCAGAACCTGTCGAGTGACTACGCTGACCTACTCGACGCCGGGATGCTGGAGCTGGCGCAGGCGGCAGCGGACAGGGCGCAGCAGGTGGCGGAGATGGTCTGGAGCAGAGACGTTGACCCGACGTTGATTGCCGAGATGGACCGGACGTGGCGATTGAGCGACGGAGCGGACGTGACGGTACGGTTCGGACGTCTCGCGCAGCAGACGGTCGAGGGACTGGCCGCGCGATACTACTCGGATGGGATCGCATTGAGCACGAGGCTACACAATCTGACCGACCTGGGCTACAAGGCCGTCGAGGACTCAATCCTGCAGAGTGTCTCGGAGCAGTTGAGCGCGGCCCAGACGGCGGATCGAGTGCATGACGCGCTGACGGGAGCTGGCGAGGACTCGCCGTGGTGGGTGGCGATGCGGATCGCGCGAACGGAGCTCATTCAGGCGCACCGAGCGACGACGAATGTTGCAGCGGTGGACCGGCAGACGGGCGAGCTGAAACCCTACCTGCTGGGGATCGGCTGGGCCCTGTCCGCAGGTCACCCGGAGCCGGATATCTGCGACGTCTATGCCGCGCATGACAGCGGCCTTGGGCCGGGGGTCTATCAGCCGGATGACGTGCCGATCAGCCATCCGAACTGTATCTGCTCGACGTTTCAGGTGCTGAAGGCGGCCCCGAACCTGTACCCGCCGAGGATCGAGCCGCAGGTCGGCGAGGTGCCGACGACGCAACTAGACTACTACGCGCGACAGGGCGACGGCCCGGCGAGCGCCGCGTTGGACGCACGACCGGCGGAGGAGTAGGGCGTCGGGTGCTGGCAGATATGAGAGGTGCGGGATGCAACCACTGCCACTGAGTAAGTTCTACGTTCTGAAAGACGTTTCGATCAACGACAACCAGATCGCCG